TGTTTAGTGTATGATTAGGTGAAACAGAATTCCAATTAGGTGCTATTCCACTTGTGCCTACTGTTGCAAAGTTTTGCACTTGAGCAGTAAGACCATTCAATGCAGTTAAGCCAGTTGTGAATGTTGTTATTACTTGGCATAAATGACCATTTTCCGTGTGCAATGTTATCGTGCGACCACTATTGTTAACATAAATTCTTATTGCTAATCTATCGGTCAATGCAAGTGTGGTTTGCGGAACTGCAATAGCAGTAAAATACAAGTCAATTGCAGTGCCATTGGTAATCCCTTCTGGTGTTGCAGAATTGCTTGCAATCAATGTCAATGTTGCCCCATCCCACTTATGTAATTCAATATAAAATGATGGTGAACCACCTCCGCTTGATGCGCTGAAATAGGTTTCAAAATTCCAGTTGCCTGCTGGAATTACTAATTGATTTGGGTCATTTGCATCAGTAATAAATGATTGAATGTAACCATTTGTTGCAATAGTAAAATCAGTACCAGTGCCAATAATAGGTGTTCTATTAACCTCACGCATTGCCACACCGCCAAATGTGCCTTGAGAAACTGAACCATTTAAGTAGTAACTAATTGATGCGCCACCGCCACCGCCACCACCAATATCACTCAACATCGCAAATGTTTGCGGACTTGTTGGCTTATCGGGTAATTGTGCAACATAACTTGCAGTAACCAACGATGCATCAATTATTACATCTCCAGTATTGCCTGTTGCTATTTGTATTTCACCATTTCCTATCTCCGTATAATTGCCTGCCCCATCATCCGATAACAACCTATTTGTTGTTCCAAAACCTGCATCAGTTACTTGTTGTAGGTCGGGAATATTTGATTCTTGCACCCAAATCCCTGATGCAGCATTTAGACATGTATAAACAGTACCATCATCTAATACCCAACGTGACCCTGCTGCATAACCTTTTGTAGAATCATCTGTAAATGTTGGTGCAGTTGCAAAATTGTATAAAGATAATCTAATAGTTGTACCATTTCCATCCATCACATACAACCTCCCTGCTTCCCACTTTAACTCATAACCAACTGCACATATTTGAGCAATGCCTTTATTACCACCTAAACCAGCATCAATTGTGCCCTCACGAAGTCTTGATGTGTTTGAGAATAATAACCCTTGTGTAGCATCAAATTCAATATCATTTGGGCCTGAAATATTGTCTACTGCTAATACTTGTGCTAAGTCTTGTGAACCGCCTCCTCCTGGAACTAAAGTCCAAACAGCTGATGTATTAGTATTGTCAGTACATACATAAGTTAATCCAGTATCTAAAGTTTTTAATTCTTGTCCTACATAATAACCATGCTGAGCATCTTCATTAACTGTAGGTTCCGTAGCTATTCTTCCCTGTTCTACAAAAGTATTTGCTACAGGATCATAAGTACCATAGATACCAATAACTTGTGTTATTGATATATCTACTCTACCTTCTCTGTAAGCAGCTTTGTTTACACTACCAGAACTTCTGCCCACAACTTGTACAATTCCTCCAATAGCATCAGTTACTCTATATATAACTCCCTTTACAATTGTTGCTGCAGTTATTTCTGTTAGTAACTCTGCATTAGTCAATTCAATCATTGTTGGCCCACCTCCACCGCCACCTGGTATAGTAACACTTACATTACCCCCAGAGTTTGTAGCAGTAACTCCAGCTCCTAAGAATTTTAAACTTTTTAAATCTCCAGTTATCTCAGTAGTTTCATCATAAACACTTATTAAGTTTTTCTCAATAGTATTTAAGTAAGCTACTAAGTCAGATTGATTACCTATACTTCCTCCAATACTTCCCCAATTACAACAATCACTTGCACTAGAACTTGATGAACTAGTAGAAGGACTTGTAACTCTTTTAGTAGACTTAGCTAAAGTTTCTTTATATCTATGAGTAAACTCAAATATTAATTGTAAATCTTGTGGAGCAATACAGTTTAATTCTTCTTCTGTATAATTAACACAGGTTTCTACTTGTGGGCATTTATTAGCTAAGAATGTAACTTGTGTAGCAGGGATTATTCCAGCAGGGTCTTTAGTACCATATAAATCTGCTTTAATAAAACATCCTATAGGACTAGTTATTGTTATATATCCATTTTCCCCAATTACAGAAGATACTCCTGTTGATTCAGTATTGTTATTTATATCAATATTTATTTCTGCTAATGTAGTTCCTCTTCCTATTAGAACTGCTTCTCCATCTATAATTAAATAATAAGTTATCATATCAGGTGCAAAATTCCCAATTCCAAAACTCCAAGTACTTACACCTCCTTCTAAATAAGGGTGGAATGATATACACTCATCTAGTTTATACTTACAAAGAAGTTTATTAACTTCATTCATAAGCACAGACTTCTTAAACAAATCATCACATTTAAGGCCTTGTTGAGCCTTCATAGTAAGTTTGTATACAGCGTTAGCGAAAGAACATCTTGCGCTTCTTTTTAATGTACTTAAAGTATCTTGTGTGAAGTTAATTCTTTGCATGTTATAAATCTATGTAAGAAGCATTGATAAATGCTGACAATGTATAATTTCTACTAGCTGTTAATCCTGTAATAGTATCAGCTGAGTATAAACTCATAAATGTACCAAAGACCATTAATGTACCTTTACCTACCCATATTTTATCATTACTAGAAAATAAATCATTATTATTAGCAGTTGTATCTTCTACATATAAGTCACAAGGTAATATTTGTACTAAATTAGATCCTAGTTCACTTATTAAAGAAGCAAATTGATAGTACCATAATACTTCAGTGCTCATAATTACAGCTTGTGTAGGAGATACAATTGTATTAGTGTAATCAGTATCATCTAATTTAACACTAGTAGTAGCTGAAGGTACAGCAAATTGTTTTCTTAAATGGCCCATAATTTGTACAGTACCATCTAAATTTCTTCTATATTTTAATCTCCTAGCAGAAGGTGTTGCAGCTGAGTAATCAGTAGCAGTACCTTTGTAAGCTCTCCATTGACCTAAATAATTAGTACCTTCAGTACCAGCAGTATTTGTGTAAGTACCAGTAGTTGCAGGAGAATTAATAATATCTCCATCATCATAAGGTATATTTTGCCAAGTACCTGAAATTGATGATGCTACCCAGTCATCACTAACTGTATTAATATATAGATTTAAATCCCAAGTAGTGCCATTATAAACAGCTTCTATTGTAGACTCTCTACTTAATTGTAAAGCAGTTAAATTAGTTCCTAATATATTAAAGTTATAAGAAGCTTTGTTTACTAAAGCTTTGTAATAAAATATATGAGTCCTACCAACAAATAAATCACCTGATGAATTTATTGTGTAATTAGATGATAATGTTCCTGTTCCTGTTATTAAAAATTGTGTAAAATTAGGATCTATAATTGGAACTGTTCCTCCTGAAAAATTTATTACTATTTCTATCATTTTAATTAATTGTAAAAGTTATTTGACCTTGAAATGTTACCGGTTCTCCAAAATTAGCTGTTAGTCCTGAAAAACCTGTACTTATAGGAAATGTTATATTTAAATAAGAATCATCAGCATTGTTTGTTGTTATAACTGGAGTCATTACAGTTCCAGAAAGTGTATATTTGTGATAACCAATAGCATTGTTATCATTTGCATTTTTTGAAGTTTTACTGTCTGGTATTTTTAATTCTAATTTTGTTATTGTTGATATCCCAGATACATCAGTTAATATTGAAAATCTAAAACTTAAAGTCATTCTATTTCCAATAATAATATGAGATGTGTACAATGTTCCTATAAGTGTACTTAGATTAAATGAACTTGAACTTGTATATCTTACTTGACCAGTTCCTAAATTATTACTTATTGATGTAATTTCATTGTATTGTGGACTTACCTGCAAAGCTGCTAATACTGCTTCATCAATAGCAGTAGTCAATTCTGAATTATCTGTAATCATTTCTATTGGAAACTCTAATTCATAAATAGGAAAACAAGGTGATTCTCCAGGTCCAATAACATCTACTTCATATGTTTTATCTCCTCCTACTACACTAGCTAAAATAGAAATTACAGGATCGCAACCATCATTACCAGCTTCACCTGTTGGACCAGCAGGTCCTTGTGGTCCTGTAGCACCTGTAGCTCCATCAGCAGGTTGTAAATTAGTAGCTTCACATATATCAGTTACAAACCCATCGCTTCCTAAATAAATAGGATGGTCAATAAGCCATTGGTTAGTCATAATATTTCCTGAATAAGAAGGACGAGTACCTGATCCACCATCCCAGCTAATTAGCTGATGTACTGTTACAGCATCTCCATCACATTCACCTTCATATAAAGCTAGAATAGGTGACCAACCATTGGTTCCTGAATTTCCAACTTGTATAATTTCATCGCAATTTATACACATTTGTTTAAATATTTTATTAAGTTAATAATTAATCGCAGCAAGTTTCAATTTTTAATCTATTGAACATATCTATTAAAGCAGTAGCTCTAATAATATCTCCGCATTGAGCAGCAGCTTCAGCAGCGTCTAATAGCATTCTAGCTTGCATATATCTTTTTTCAGAATCAGTTTCCTCACAAGTATCACAAAAGTCTTGTATAAGTCTTAATAAGAACTTATCCATAGCACATTCAGCAGCACATTTAAATAGTACCCAAATACGCTTTTCATAGTTACCACTTGGTGTTTGTACTCTATATATAAATTGATAAACTCCATCAGCAAACTTTGTTGTTGTAGAGCTAAATTCAGTAGCTAATACATTTAATTCAAATGTAGTAGAGCTAGTTGGAAAGTAAGTAAATAAATCAACAGTACCTAAAGTAGTACCATTAATATCTTGCATTTCTAAAGTAGCTGTTGTAGCTGAACCTACAGCAGGATTGGGTGTTTCCCAACCTGTTAAATTAGCTAAAGAATATAATCCAGTAAGCTCTTTAAAAGTTAGCCATTCTTGATTAGTATACTCTTGTATTTGTGCATTAAGTTGTAAAGCCATTTTGTAGAATTAAAAAAGGCTACAGCTATTTCTAGCTATAGCCTTTTAAGTTATTTAAGTAAAATTAATATTAAGTTAAAGCAGCTTGTAATGTAGTACTAGAAGCACTAGCATCAATAAAACCATCTAATACATTTGCAACGTAAAGTAATTGAGCAGATGCGCTTGATGGAGATTCAGGTGTACCACCAGTAATAGACCCACCGTTAACTGCAAGTCTAACTTGTTTACGAGCAATAGGATTATTGATAAAACTCATAGTACCAGATTGAGTAGTTACTTCTAAATCGATAATTGAGTAATAACCAGTAATTTCAACATTAGAACGCATAGTTACAGGAGGAATCTGGATAAGAGCATTATCATGCATACCTTCACCTAATTGGAAGAAGAATTCTTCTTCAGCAATTTGTTCGTAAACACCAGAACCTTCAGTTGGAACTGTAGAAGCATTAACTATTGGAGTAGTACTAAAGTTAGTAGCAGTAGTTACAAACTTAGAAGTTTCATAACGGAAGATGTTTGGAGCAAATTTAGCTTGTGGAAGACCTGTAAATTGAATACCAATTGCTGTAGGAGCTACAGTATTAGTATACACATTAACTGTTGCAGTAGCACCTTGATAAGCTGTATCAAGTGTAATACTGTTAGCTGATGCAGCTGTTACAACATAAACAGGAGTAGTAGAAGCATTAGATGCTCCGATACGAACTCTTGTACCTACTGGATTAGCTGTACCAACACCTGTACCAGTTAAAACAGATGAACTGTTTGTAGCTGTTACTGAAGCTGTAGTAGTACCATAAGTACCATTACTTTCACGCTCTACTTTAAAAGGTATGTTCACATATTTTTGAACATCTTGAATAGCACGTTTAGTTAAAGCATCTGCTAATGTAAAAATAGTATCAGCAGCAGTTACTTTGTAACCAACGATAGACTCCATTAATTTATCACTAAATTGATAGAAGTTAGTTTTAAAGGTATTACGTAAGATAATACTTTCACCTACACCAGGATTTACAATATTACCGCTTGTACCATTGTATCCTACATTAGATACTTGTTGAGCAGCATTTGCAAATTTTTTGGCTTTAACTACTAAAAGGTCTTTTCTAGAAAAAGATGTAGACTTAATTAGAGGTTTAGTTGAACCTTGACCTTGTACTAATACTACAGGAGTAGTTGCTGCTAAAGCAGCTGCTGTAGTATCGCTAAGAATAACTCCATCTAGTGTAGTTAAAGCTATAGCTCCATCAGCAAGAGTTGATGGGGTAGCTACTTGACCCGCTGTTGGATTAGTAGCTGCATTTTTCCCTATGAGTAATTGTTTATGATTACTTACATTTTGTAATGACATTGTTTAATTTGTTTAATGTTTATAAATAAATTGATTGTTATATGATTCTTGATAATGTTCCAGCAGTAGCTGATGAAAGATATAGATTGAATAATCCTATTTTATTTGCTGTAGACACTGTTAAAGTTGCACCGCCAGTTATAACTGGAGTTGCTACTGCAATCGTAGGACCTGCATCAACTGCTACAGTTACTGTATTAGAACCAGTAGTATTATCTACTATAAATTGTATATTACTACCTGCTCCAATGGTTACCCCAGCAGCTGCAAAAGAAGTAATAAGGTTAGCTACAGAATCTAATGTTAGAGTAACAGCAGCGGCACTTGTTGTTTTAATCACACCTGCTAAGATACCTGTCTTAACATTTGCTAATGTCCATCCTGCTGTAGTATCTGTACTAGCAGTATAAGCAGTTGCATTTTTTATACTACCTGCTCCAGAAACTAAATACGTAGCACTAACTGTTGTTGCGCTAATTACTCCTGAAGAAGTTGCTATTGAATTAACTAAATCTACTATAGGATTTACATCTCCACCTACAGCCATTTGGGCGTTGTCTAAAGAAGTTCTTACGGAGTTTCTATTAGAACCTGATATTTTATTTAAAGGCATTTCTTTTGTTTTGTTTTAATATATTAATAAATAGTTTATTTCCAAGTTTTTTTTAAAATAAATATAGCAATTCTATAGCTTATTCTCTATAAGTATTATTTGTAGCTTGTTCAGCTTGCATTCTATTATAAGCTTCTATATCCTTACTAGCTATTTCTACTGTTTTTCTAACAAGCTCTCTATGAACATGGTCAGATAATTGACTTACACTTGCAGTTAAGTTAGTTGTTAAATCAATAGGAGTTGGTTTCTTTATGTATCTAAATATGTAACTAGTTATAGTATAAGCACCATTAGTTATTAATTCATGCTTTCTACCTTCAGTACGCATTCTCCAAACCTTACTTTTACTAGGTTTGTTATAAGGATCTGATCTAGCTATATTATATTCACTATGATTTATTTCAACTACGTATTTTCTAGGATTACATTTATCAGTAGTTAAAACTTCCTCATAAATTGTAAACCAAGCTACATCTGAATAATCAGTAGGGCCACTTGTTATTAGTGTATTAGGTAAAGTTACAAACACACCATTAGGCATATTTAATAAAGGGTTGTAAGTTGCTGGAGTTAAAATACCTGTTGCTACAAGTTCTCCTAAATCTTCAATCCTCTTCTCAGTTTCTTCAAATGAAGATCTACTTGAGTTATTACCTGTATAATAAGTAACAACCAAGAGCTCTTGAGCCTCTGTAGCCATTGCAGCGATTTCAGCTGGTTCATAACCAGGTAGAGCCAAAGAGGCTACTTTATCCATCTGCAAGTAAAAGTTGTTCAAGAACTCTTGTTTTGTCATGTTACTTTATAATTATATATTAACTTAGGGTCATTTTATGTTTCACTCCTAAGTGTATTAATACTAATTTACTTTTTATTATCTATCTGAGCTTTCAGCTTTAAGAAGATATCTTGGTTTTTGTTAGACTCTAAAAACTCTACAGTTTCACTAAGTGTTCTACCAATCTCATCTCCACCTTTTAAAGCATATCCGCCTTTAACTGTTCTATCTAATGCTTTAGCATCTAGAGCTTTGTTAATAAATGCTTTAGTCCCAAAAGACTTATCTTCCATTACTTCAACAAACCCTTTAATGTTATTATCAAGAATTTTTTGTATCTCAGATTGTAAGAATCCTAAATCTTTTGATTTAACAATTTGATTAGAAACTAATCTAATCACCATTGTCATATCTTCAACAGAGTCTTCAATTTTACCTAAGTACTTGTAAGCTTTTTTATTTAAATCACTCTTATTATTATTATCTTTAATAATTTCTTCATCATCTACTAAAGCAAACTTATACTCACCACTATCATATTTAGCATTCCAATTAGGAGCTATTCTACGGTCAGCTAATAGTACTAAATATTCTAAGTAATCTAACGGCTCGCTAAGATTTAAAGTTTTACCTTCTTTCGTTAGTTTAGCTCTAAACTTGGGCCAAAACCCTGTTTTTTTATAGAAACTCATACTGCCTGGTTCTAGGTTTAAAGTCTTTTCAAATACAAGTCTTTCTTCTTCAGTAAGGATTGCTTTGTATCTATTAGTACCTGGTTCTGGTCTTAAATCAGTTGACCATACAGTGTCTGTAAACATAAACTCCCCATCGTGACCTTTGGGAAAATTACCATTGTTTCTAAAAATTGGTTTTACTATAATTTTTTTATTCTTTAAAATACTCTCAATTGTGAGAGGTTCTTTTTCTACTATCCCCATAGTTTGTATATATATTTATTTGTTTAATATTTAAAATAAACCTAGAGAGCTTTTTAGGACTCCCTAGGTTTTAATTTGATTATAAATTAGGAATGAAACGAGCTAATCTCATTGGATTATGTACTTTCATACCTAGGGTACAAGCACGTACCACTTCGTATCCATCAACTTTACTTACAGTCATACCTGGTTTAGTACCACCATTGTTCGGAGAGAACGGGTCACGTAATCCTGGGATATACTTGTAAATATCTTGAGAACCTTTTACAGTTACTTTTTGGATATTAGGTTTACCTTGAGAAGTACCGAAATCTAAAATCATATATTCATATGAACTTAAGATACCACCATCAGGGTGTTGAATAGAACACAAACTTGGATCATCTAAGAATGGAATGTGCATTAATTCAATTTCAATACCATTGATAAATGAATATTTCTTGAATTGACCTCCATAACTCATGTTATTTAAAGTTCCACCAATACGAATTTCTTCTCTAGATGGAGCAAATGTTACTGCTTTAGTTTCAAGAGTCTTATGGAATTGACGCATACCATACTCACCTGTACCTAATACAAAACGTCTTTGATCTTCTGGTAATTTACCAACAGATAAGCTCATTAAGATTTCACTTAATACATCTATATCAAATGTAGTGTAGTAGTGAATATTAGATGGAGAGATTTGATCTAGCAAACCATAACCTGCTTTAATTTCGTAACCTGACTCATCCTTCATATTGTAAGCTCCTTGAGAATTCTTCAAAGATTTACCATACAATTGAGCCATTGATTTCATACGTTTCCATGATACCATGAAGTCGTAATCTAATTTACCTAACCAAGTAGTATGACGTTTACCTTGTGCATCAACAAAGAAGAATCCAAGTGGAGCATTTTCTTTTTGATCAATCATATCTCCAGGTACCATGTACTCTGAACGCATGAATGAACATCTGTTTTGCATCCTGAATGGAGAACTAAATGTTAATGAACTAGAACCTCTTTGTGATAAGGTTTGACCAGCAAGAGCATACATTTTAACAAAACGTACACCATTAGCTAATTCAGCAATTGGTACATACAAGTTAGAATCACCTGATACTAAAGATACTTCATAGCACCAGTTAGCACCATTAGGTCTAGGGTCAGACATTACACGCATTTGGTAAGTTTCTTTAGCGTAGCTAGCTGGAGCAATCACATCAGAGAATTCGAAAATTCTATCAGGAAATTCCAAGTAGAAACTTGTGTTACCTACACCTGGTGTAGCAGTGTTACTAGAAGCATCCAAAGCTACATTAGTATAATACTGAAGTAACGGGATGTTCTTAAATGGTGATTGTGAATTTAACATCCACTCAAAAGGAGCATCACGCTCAATTTCCATAGTATCAAATTGTTCCATAAATCTATCAAAATCTAAACCAAGGTTTACATCGTAGATATTAGAGATTAATTCAGACACCATAAGTGGTTGTTCACCATACATAGCTCCAATATGATTTTTAGTGGTAAGACCACTCCAATCTTTAGGAGAAAATTTTTGTAAAGGACTAATAATTTGACTCATTAAATTTTATTTTATATTGTTAAGGTTAATTTATTTTTTATACACAGTCTTTAATGCATCAAAGATATCTGTGTTTTCTTCAGATGATCTAGAACTAGAGTTAGATTTATTGATTCTATTCTTTAAATCTTCTTCTAATTGCCTTTCTAATTTATTTAAGACTTTAGTTTCACTCTTCTTCATTATTACATCAAACTTAGGGTTCTCATCAAATAGCCCCATCTTTGCGTAGTAATTTAATTTTAATTCAAAATCTAGTGGATTCTTTTCTCTTAATAACATTATCTCTGAGTAAGATACTCCATCTCTAGTTTCTGCTGGCTTAGTAATCATGTTGAATAACTCTTTCTTAGTTTTTTCATCAATCTTTACACCAGGTATAATTTCTTTAACTTCATTAATAGTGCTATTTAATTTATTAACACTTTCAACATAAGCTTTTTGATTTTCTAACGCTCTTCTTTTTGTTTCTACCTGAATACTTTCTAATCTTTTATTTTCAGATTCTTTTAATTCAGCTAAAGCTTCTTTAGCCTCATCTTCAAGTTCATCAAGATCTTCAGACTTACTAACCATCTTCTCAATCTTAGACTCAGTAAATCCTTTTTCTCTGTAAAAGTTTCTTACTAAGTTTTTCTGAAGATCAATGTTATCTTCTAGTGATTCATCAGTAATAGAGTTTAATCTAATTTGATCTGACTTAATTTGTAGCAACTCATCAAAAGGAACACCTTCTTCGTAGTTAGTAATTAGATCAGAAATCTCGCTAGGAAGACTATCTACCCATTCTTTAACATTGTTATCAGCTACTGATTTAAAGTAGTTAAACAAGGCTTCTTTATCTTCAAACGTATCTTCAACAATACCTTCTTCTTTTAAAAGCTCTGATAATGTTCTGTAGATATTAGAATCACCTTTAGGTTTTTCAGGATTACTAGCATCCTCTTCTAAGTTAGAAGAATCATCTTCATCTTCAATGTTAGTTTCTGATAATTCTTTTTCTAATTCATCTAAAGATATTGCACCATTATCAGCAGGTTTATCTTTGTCTTCTTCTACTTCTTCTTCTTCAGGTTTTTTGCTAGTTTCTTTCTCTAAAGAATCTACACTAACAGCATCTTGATTAACAAGAAAGGACCCTAACCCTTCAAATAAATCGTTTTTTTCTTCACTCATTGTAGTTAATATATTAGTTTATTGTTAATTTTTTATTATTACTAAAAATAAGTTTAGTAATTCTATAGCTTAAGTATTACTTTTTACTTATTATAAATTCATTTAAACAAGACCCAAGTAAATCTACAAGTTTCTCATCTTCTGATAAGTTTTCGTAGCCTATTTTATCTAACCAAGAATGTATTATTTCGTGACATATGGTTTGATCAATATTGTCGGGACTCATTTTATATTCTGGTATAGCCTTCTGATAATATATAACATTTTGATTAGGTTTCCATAATCCTATAGATCCTTTTTTATAAAGTTTCTTTTTAGGTAGGATTTGTATAACTTGTCCAAATATTGTATATTGAGTAATCATTTTTATTTGGCTTTAGATCTACCTTTCAAATTTATACGAGCAATCTTCTCATCATTAATCATATTATCATAATCTCTTTCTATCTCTTTCTGCTTCATCTCTTTCTCAGTTTTGAGTTTCTCTCTTTCTAAAGATAGTTTAGATTGTTCAATTCTTTCTTTAGCTGCTACCTCATGTCTTTTAATAGACTCTTTAGAATACATTTCTTGCTGTTTTAAAGCTTGTTCTCCAACAGCTGCTATATCTAATGGGTTAGGACCTTCATCTAAACTGTAAGCCTTCATAGTTTCAACTTGTATTTTAACCTCGCGGTCTAGTTGATTATCTAAAGCTTCTTGGTCTAGCTTAGCGTACTCTAAATCCATCTTAGCTTGCATCTCTTCTTGCTTAGCTTGTAATGTAGCTTGTACTTGTTTTTGATTAGCTTCGTATTCAGCTTGTTGTTGTTGACTAGCTTCATCTTTAGTTTGAGCTATAGACTTTTCTATCTTTCTTCTAATAGAAGCTAGAGATTGATTAGAATAGATATCCATTAATTGGATAAGACTTACTTGACCAGTTTGTAAACCAATCTCTGTAGCTTGTCTTAACATATCAATAGCTCTTTGATCTTCCATAGCATCTCTAATGAATAAGTCATATTCACACTCATTAATTAACTCACCATCTACTTTAAAGATTTGTGTAGTATAATCATCTTCTACATATTGAATAGTTTTATTATCATTTCTTAAACAGTACTTAGCTGTTTCTAATAAAACACTTAAAACTCTTACTTTTGTATTGTCATGGATTTTAAAATACCACTCAGTAATATTAGAACTGGCTAATTTATTTTCTTGTGTTACTCCTAAGCCTTGATCACTTGTAGTTCTCTGACCTCTTCTTTCTGCAGTAATACCTGTGATTAAATCTAGCTCTCTTTTAATGTACTCAAGCATCTGTATATGCTGTTGAATATAGTTACCCATATCCATATCTAATACAGCTTGATTACTATTCATGTTACCAGCAAGTTTACCAGTAGCAGCTCCTTTATTAGCCTCTCT